GATACACCACGGTAGACTGATAGCCACTGGTGTAACTCAGGAGTTACTTCGTATTTATAACCCTTTTTGATGAGCCATTCATGGACACCCATAAAACCTAGTCCAAGCCTTCGGTTCTTCTCTCGAACATCACCTATCTTTTTATAAGGCAACTGAGCTTTGAGAGTTCCACATATTAGGAACTTAGTTGCTAGGGTGACTACATCACTTAACTCTTCAAGACTTTCTATTCGTCCAAAGTTAAGTGAGCCTAAATTACATACATCACTATCATCTTCTGATGTAACCTCAGTACAAGCATTCCTTAATGTTTCGTTTTCTTTATCAAAGAAATTAAAGGAAAACCCCGGTTCGGCTGTCTGCATTGCTTGTCTTACATTTTGTAGAAAAACGTCACCGACTTCCCCAGTTTTGTAGTAGTTCATTAACCAGTCTGTATCATAATTAACAGATACATTTGTCATATCTAACGGGGCGGCAAAGTTAAAATCATCCTGCTTAATATCCCAGAGAGTTTTACCCGTACTACCAACAGGCATTGATGCCCAATCTTTAGCACTAAGGAACTCATTGATGTCTGGATGTTGCCAATTGAGAGAGGCGTAGATAGCTGAACGTCTGCTTCCACCTTGCATCACTCGTCTACCAATCTCATTAATCATATTCATCTTAGGAATAGGGCCAGAGGCTTGACCACCAGTTCTCTTTATAGGTGTTCCAGCACCACGGTAGACAGAGTAGTCTACTCCAATGCCACCACCTGTCATCAGACAGCTTTCAGCTTTCCAAGATAGATCAGCCCAATCTTGACGAGTATCTTCTTCAGCCTTCAATAGATAACAATTATTAAAGAACTTATTCTGTCTTCCTGCGTAGTAAAGATATCGTCCAGCAGGGATGAACTTCATGTCCGTTATGTATTCTTTAAGCTGGGCTTTCTCTTCTCTAGTAAACCACAAGAATAAATCGGGGCTAGTACAAACGTCATCTACGAGTGTGTTTGCTAGAGCTTCCCAAGTTTCAGCTCCTTCGTGTCGATATTTGAGATTAAAGATTTCTTCAGAGAACTTAGAACGAAGCATAGGATTAAGATTAGATTTGTGCTTCATTATCGGCTGTCTCCCATTCCCTTTAGAGTTCCAGCATTTTGTCGAGCTTTTAGCTTCTCTAGGTTTTCTTCAGCCACCTCAGTTAAAGATACGCCTAATAGACTAGACAACTCAGCTATAAACCAAAGCACATCACCCAGCTCTAGGATGACATCCTCAATAGGGAAATCGTCTGTGTCTTTTCTATAGTACTTGGCAACCTTACCAGCGACTTCACCAGCTTCTGATGAAAGCCCTAAGGTTAAATACTGTAGTGCAGTCTCCGAAGGATATACTGCGGTTTCTCTTGCTAGGTGTTGGTAGTCATCAAGGCTAATGCCCATCATAGGTATGACGTATTCAGTCATTACAATATATCCTTCTTGTTGAGTTGATTGATACGCATTTCTGCATATCGAATGACCTTCATTAGGTCGGTGATTTCTGATTGGGTTTTGTCCATACCGTCATAGATTTTCTTTCCACAACGACTGGAGTATTTGATGATATTTCCACGCCAAAACTCCATGTCATTCTTCATAATGAATGTGATGGGTTCGATTGCTAAATTAGTATAATGGGGTGGTTTATTTATGATGTTATCGGGGGTGTCCAAAGCGATACTTCCTCTTTCTTATAATCTTCAAATCTTAAAATTCGAGCTACTCTTGCTTGGATAAGAGCTTCCTCTTCACCCAACCCTTTCTTGCGATAAGTAGAGGTAACCAAATCCCACATAGAAGCTTGGTCGAAGGCAAAGCCTAAGAGCTTAGTAGCGGCCACTGGGCCAACTGTTGGACAGCCTGAGTATCCATCGGTTGCATCCCCAACGAGGGTTTGAAACATGTGCCAGTAGTCGGCTTGGAACTCTGAGTTTTCTGTGAGTGTTTTGTGTTCGGGATTGTAAAGTGAACAGGGGATTGTCTTGAGGTCTTTATCCTCTGAAATGATTATTCTTTTTTCATCAGTAGGTTCTGTTCCAAGAATACCCAGAACATCATCCGCTTCTAATGTATCCCATATAACAGCATCATAATTATCAATCAGCTTCTGTCTTACCACAGGTAGAATAAGTGGTTTACGAGTAGCTTTTCGATGTGCCTTATAAGAAGGTAAAACTTCCTTACGCCAGTTCTCAGTATCAGTAAGACAGAGAGTTACTTTCTCGGTTTCAAACCTATCCTTCCATTCTGTTAATCTATTGTTGAAGTATAGCAGGGCATCATCTTCAAAACCGTGCATTGTCCAGAAACCTTCTGTCCACTCTATTGGCTTTTCGCTATGAGCAGATGCTTTAAATAGAAGGATGTCAGCATCAATTAGTAGGTGGTTCATTGAACTCCTCCTTTAGTTTCCATGTGGGTTAAATCGGTAAGGTCGTGACTTGTCATTTCATCGAAGAGAAACTTACCTGTGTTCCAAAGGAGTGCTTTAAACTCCTCATCTTTTGCTTGGTCTCCAAGTGTGGCGACATGTGCAATCATATTTGCATAAGAGAGAATACAAACATGTTCACTATCCAGTTCTTCTGGTGGGAGCATAGTTCGTATCCCTATAGTTTCATAAAATGTTTATCTTGCTCGGTGTGTACTTTTCGGTGACAGTTCGAACACAAGAGGTGGCACTTCTCGACTTCAGCGATGAGTACTTTCCATTTCCTAGTCATTTCTTTTTGACCTACTGAAAATGATTTTTGTGAAGCATCGTGATGATGGAAGTCGAAAAGGTTTGGATGGTATTCGCCATCGCATCTTTCGCAGATGCCACCTTTGTATTTGATTAAGTCACGCTTTCGTTGGCGAACTCTTTCTCTGTTGTAGATAGATTTAGGATTATTAGTGTGTGTCTGCCCAATTACTCCCGACTTTGTATTCTCCAGTGATTGGCACTCTAAATCCGTAGTATTCTCCAGCGAGTTGAAAAGATTTAACTGCTGATTGACCAACGTCATCGGCAATTCCTTCCTTCGCTATGAGCTGTACCTCATCGTGGACATGGGCAACTTGTGCGTAGTCCTCTCCGAAGGTTAAGCCTTTTTCATTTAATAATTTGTAAAGGATGACTGTGCTTCTTTTGGCGAGTAACGCCCCAGCACTTTGAAGTAATGTATTAAGAGCCGCATGTTTATGGCGGATAGGTAATATACGTCCATCTAAACCACGCAAGCATCCTGTGCTTTTCACTTTGTCATCTACTGCTTTTCGTAAGTTCTTAAGGGCAGGGGTTCTATTTAAGAATTTGTTAAGTAAACTCTGACCCTCCGCTGGGTTACCGCCTATTATCTCACCAATCTTTGAAGCACCTGCTCCGTATAAGAAAGCATAGATAAAAGACTTTACAGTATTCCTATTAGTTATCCCTGTGGCTTTCATATTGGCCTCATGGATATCCCCATTAACAACGATATCAGCATACTTGCCGCCATCGTATCGAGCCATCATATGGGCAAGACATCTGAGTTCTAAACCAGATAAGTCAGCACCAACGAGCTTATAGCCCTTGGGTGCATGGAATAGTGTTCTGCATTCAAGGCCGTAAGGTGAGCCTACTCTCGGTGTTTGTGCTATGTTTGGCTGTGAATGTGTACATCTACTTGTCAGACATCCATTAGTATTTACTCGACCATGAAGCTTGCCATCTTTAACCAACTTCAACCAAGCGTTCTTACCTGTTGAGAGCTGACCTATACGTTTAGCTATAAGTAGATACTCACTAAGAACCTTAGCTTGGGGGAAGGGAAGTTTAGCCAATACTGTTTCATCAACCTTTGGTTTTCCTGATGAGGTAAAGTCAGTAGGCTTCCAACCATTAATGACCTGCAATCTGTCTGCTATCTGGTCACGAGAAGCTGGATTAAAAACAATCTCTTTAACCTTATAGGTCTTAATTCCCTTCTGATAATTCCTAGTTACATTGTTAACTTTAGGAATGAAGGGTGTCTTTACTTCCCAAGGTGGAAAAGCAGACTGTAGGGATTGAGTTAACTCAGCATGTCTAATCTGTAGAGTAGCCAGAAGTTTCTCAGCTTCGGGAACATTGAAGTGAAACCCGTGAAGCTCTTGTAGCTTAATTACTCTTGCAAAATCATGCTCCAGTTTTAGGCTATCTTCTGATGGTTTCTTATCTAACATTAGTTGGTAGAACTGAAGGTTAAGTTTAACATCCTGTTCACAGTACTCCTGCATTTCTACAGACCACTGAGCAAACCGTTCTACTGAATACTCGAAGTCACCCTTGTTGTTCCCCAATCGATGACCCCACGCCTTTAAGCCATGAGAACCAACGAGTTTCATAGGGAAGTCTTTGCCTTTGGGTTTTCGAGTGAACCTAAAGTCATCCTCTTTGAGGTCTGGCCATATAAGACGAGACATCAATAAGGTGTCGTGTAATTCTCCAGTAAATTTATAACCATATAGATTATCTAATTGTGCTAAATCGTAATCGAGAATGTTGTGTCCAACTAAACGTTTAGCTTTAATAAGTAAGGCTAACCCTTCTGAGATTTGAGGATAGCCTTCTTGATCTGCATAGCTAGTCATCTCTTTTGTATCGAGATTTACAATGACTAACGAGTGACAAACAGTTGCGTCTAGTTTGTCGGTCTCGATATCAAATAAGAGGTTCATGCACCCTCATTATTCTTCCATTTGATACATCGTTTGCCAGCTATTTCTTTGTCTTTAAACTTTAGCTTGGCATAAGGTATCCCTTGTTTGTTTAGGTTTGCCTTACATTCTTCTCTAGTCTCAAAGGCTGGGCCAGACATCGCCTGACAATCCGTACTACCAAGGGCAGAACAGATTAGGATTACTCCTGTAAACATTTTGATTTTCCTTTTTAAAAGTCCGAACCACTTTCGTCATCAAAGACTTGGGTTGGGTCATCCACTTCAATCATTCGACCCGTGTCTGGATTGTAGGCGAGGTAAGTTGCTATGCCTGTCTCACCGCTGAAACGGTTCTTAAGAATGCGGATAGTTGATACGTGAGGGTTCTCTCCCTGCTGGTTTCTTTCAATCCCAATGCAGAGGTCTGAGAGCTGGGCTATTGCGGCTGAACCACGAAGAGCATTGAGGCTCGTTGGAACCCCTTCAGACCAATCTTTATCACCCGAAGGTCTCCGCAAGTGAGAGACCAACAGTAAGCCAATCCCAGTTTCCTCAACGAGGGAGCGAAGGGCTGTCATTGTGTTATCGATTAAACGTCTTTCATCTCCGTCAGCAATTTGTGAAACAACGATTGATAAATGATCTAGTATCACCCACTCAACACCACAGCCCTTGGCCAGAAATCTTATTTTTTGGAGGAGATTGTCAGAACTAAGAGAACCAAAATGATCGTATAGGTAACAACGAGAATTTCCGACTGTGTTGATAAAAGAGTTTCGTAGTTCATCCTCAGTTACCCCTTCTTTATTAATGTGTAGAGGCTTGCCGATATCGATGCCCATTATGCCTAAAGCAGTACGGGTCGTATTCTCTTCAAGAGCTATGTATCCAACCGTGGTTCCTTTAGCTAAAAGTGACAGTGCTATCTCTTTGCACACTTGAGATTTACCAACGCCAGAGCCAGCACATAGAGTTATTAATTCACCTCTACGCATCCCATGAGTTTTGATGTTTAGATTTGGCCAAGGGTACTGGATTGTTTCAGCATCATTATCAGAAATAATATCTTCCCAAAGTTCAGTGCCAGAAATTATTCCATCTGGTCTGTAAGGTTGAGCATCCCACATGCATTGCACTAGGTCTTTCTGACGATTGGCCACGAGCATCTCGTTGACATCTTTAAGTGGTAGCTTGGCGATGTGAGCTTTCGATGGGGATAGTAGCTGGGCAATTTCCAATGCCGCAATATTACCTGCAACATCGTTATCAAACATGATGACGACTTTTTTAAAGCCCTCTACGAACTCAAGGTTCCTTGCGATAGCTTTAGCCGCACCAGCACACCCATTGGGAATGCCGACAACTGGAAATTTTAGCTGGTTAACTTGTGCCATAGAGAGGGTATCAATTTCACCCTCACAAATAACTAAAGATATTTTATCAGAAGGTTTCCAAAGATGTTGTCCGTAGAGTTGGATGTTCTTTGTATCGCCTATGAAAGAGAATGTTTTATTTGCACCTCTAATTTTCTGGGCAACTACTTTACCAGACTGGTCTCTATACTGTGCTACTTGAACAGGGTTATTTCTATAATTACTAATCGTATAATCATATTTCTTGCAGGTCTGTTCATGTAGATTTCTTTTGGGCAAAGCAATAGCTTCACCATACTCAATTAAATCACTAGGCATTTTAGGGGTCACCTTTATATCTGTGTTTGAGTACGCCTGACACGAGAAGCAATATGTACTAAAATTTGAGTACACTGCTCTCGCATCAGAGGAACCACAATCGGGGCAGGGTTCGTGGTAAAGGAACTCGCTCTCAACTTCCGAAAGCATATTCTGCGTACTTAGCTCCAGAAGGTGCTACCTTCATTCTAGTGTTAATGGAGTGACCTCGATATCTCAGCTTCTTAATAACAGCCGCCAGTCGCCAGATATTATAATTGCTCTGGGCTTCTAGTGGGCTAATTGAACCGTAAGTATTGAGGTGGTCTTCTACTATTCTTGTCTGTGTCATTTATAAATCCTATAAGTTAGGTTGCTAAAAAGCGAAAAGCCAACCCACTTGGGGCTGGCTCTCTGGTTTAATAGGTATGTTCTATCTTGTTAGTCTCATACCATTTGGCGGCATCAAAGTTTGGACAGGTCTTTACTGTCGAGAACTGATAATGCCCTTTAACGTCAGCATTGGGATACTCTTCGAGCAGTTCATCTAGGAGTGTTCTTAATGCTTCCATTTGTTCTTCTGTATGATTGAACTCTGGCCCATCTTTGGCCTCGTTCATTCCACCAGCTAAACAAATTCCGATAGACACTCTGTTAATGCCTCTGACATGCGCACCTGCTTTATTCATAGGTCGCCCATCTTCAACGTCACCATTGCGTCTAATTACTTGATGGTATCCACATCCACTCCAGCCTTTTTCTTTATGCCATCGGTCGATATCATCAGCTCCGATGTCCATATTAGATGGGGTGTATGCGCAGTGTACCACAAGGTGTTTCACTTGGTCTTTATTCATTTATCCAATCCTTTGGGATAAGTTTGTTAGAATACGGAAAGCCGTGTTTCTCACACCACATTCCGTAACTCGTTTTTGATTTCTTTGAGATTTTTGTTTTCGAATTACTAAACACAAATCGAATGTCTAACTCTGGGTGTTGTTCTTTAACTCTAATCATTTGTTGACGATTGGCAGTTAAGAAACGACCTTTACTCTCGACTATAATTATCTTTCCAGTGCGAGTTGTTATGTAGAAGTCTGGCGTATATTTTGAGGTACGTGATGGGACTTCCACTTTAAGAGTATGACATTCGTATTCGTAGGGAACACCTTGGGATTTGAGGTCAGACGCTATTGCTTCTTCAAGTCCTGACCTCCACCCATGTTTGATTGCGTTTTGTCTAATCTTGCTCTGACTAAAAATCGCAAGCTTCCGCAGTGTCGTCTACATAAACTTCACTTGGTGTTTTGATATCTTCAACAAAGCCATCTTCATCGTTGAACATTGAAGCCGCAGAACCACCACCTACTGAAACGAGGTTAATGATTTGAACGGCTGTAGGTTTTAGACTTAACCCAACAGTTTTCGTTGAGTTCATTTTGTATGGCCAAACTGTGGCCGCTACTTTGATTTCAGAACCACCACCAACGAGTGAGGTAGATGGATTTCTCTTAGCATCAAATAGTGCAACATTCATTGCATAGTTTGAACCGTCTTT